TACTCTCGTAAAGTTTTACGTTTCCTTCAAGAGGCTCTTGAAGGAGGATAAAGTTCCGATTAGTCCTGGTTAAATGAAACATTTTTTGATGAGGGCTAAAGCTTATCTTTGGGCCTCTAGCTATCTTCATCTCAACCATAAAAAAACCACAAGAATCTTTATATCCCAACAGATCAGGCACACCAAAGGATGCCCAAGACTCCAGTCTTGTCCACTGGATTTTAGGTGTGTTCTTCTTAATTAACTTCCAAAATTTGCTCTCTGGTTTCACCGGAATTCCTACTTGATAACTATACTAAATTACGGTAAATTACAAGTATGACACAACCTAAAAGATTAACAGAACAACAACGTAAATTTGCAGAATTACTAGTTTATAATGAGGGTAAGATGTCACCAGCAGAGGCTGCTTACGAAGCAGGCTACAAGACTAGAGCCCGTAAAGCTGCAGCAGAAATGCGTAACCCAAAATACTTTCCATTAGTTGTCAGCTATATTGGCGAATTAAGGGCAGAAGTTAGGGAAAAATATGGCATTACTTTTGAGAAGCACGTCACAGAATTAGCACAGATAAGAAACAAAGCATTAGAGAACAAAGCCTGGAGTGCTGCTGTAAATGCAGAAGTGGCTCGTGGTAAAGCTGGTGGACTCTACGTAGATCAGAAATTAGTTATGACAGGCAATATAGATAATTTATCTGCAGATGAGATTAAAGATAAACTTAAAAAGATTCTAGATGATAACAAAGAGATAATTAATATTACGCCTGAAGATATCGAATCAAGTACACTAGAATTGCAAGAAGAATCCAACCTTGATTCCCATTCACAAAAGAATTAACTCTATTTAAAAATTTTCTAGGTAGTTTTTTTACGAATGCTAACTTGTTTATAACTGGTTTGTATTCCATTTGAATCTGGTCCTTTCCTTGGTGGAAGTTGGTCCCATTTTACATTGGGCATATTCTTTGTCAATGTAGGGTTTCTCTCTGCTCTGTTTCTTAATGATTGCTTGTAGCTATCATTCAAATCAGATTGTTCTTGTTCCATTTTATTTTTCATTTATTTTTTCCATACGTATTATACACCCTTTAGGGAATACATTTCTATCACTAAATAATTCATCATTAACTTCATAACTTGCAAAAGTTCTTACATTCTTTTTATCTTTGTTAAGTAAGTACGCGTGAGTTATCATCTCTGATGGCATAAAGCCTGCTGCTGTGTGTAAGTCTGCGTGCCCGCTGTCACCCGTGATGTCCAACCACGTGATCTTATAGAAGTAATATCTCTTCTTCTTAATTACAACAGATTTGTATTTAGATTTCTTAAGTCGTTTCATATCAGATCTTATACTGTATAGGGAGATTTTTGGGCAAAAAAGTTTTTAAAAAAAATAAAAAAATCCCCGCGCGCCGAATACAGTACTGTGCCAGAGCAAAAATCAAAAAAGCTAGCAATACCAACAACTGTGCCAAGCTGTGCCAAGAGGCGTGGCACACTATTATTGGCTTATACCAACGATAGTAAGCCAAAAACAGGGTGTGCCAAGTGTGCCAGAGGTTTTTTTTACTTTTAAAAAAATAAAATTGCTCCAGGATTCCACTATACATTGGCACAACTACCTATCCTTTAGCCCCATTTTCGTCACAAATGCAATACTGGACGCATTTGTGCCATAATTGATTATCTTTTTCACACCCGGACCCTGTAATTCTAGGTCCGCGTACGGTTTCCACTGCTTACGTATCAGATTTAGTTCTAAAATCAGATTCGACCATTGTTTGGGACTTATGTTTGTCCCGACTATAGTTACCTTTTTCATAATCTATACATAGTTTACCTTCTAAATGGTCCATCTCGTGCTGTATGCATCTAGCTGCCAAGTTATAAAAGGTCTTAACTATTTCTTCTCCTTCCTCATCCTGGTACTTTAGAGTGATTCTAATGTACCTTTTTACTTCTCCTCTCTTGCCTGGCGCAGATAAGCACCCTTCAAAATCTGTTAATGATTCTTTAGACTTCTTAATAATTTCTGGATTTATAAAAACTTGTGGTTTCTCTTCTGTCCTATTCACATCCATAACAAACATACGAAGCTGATAACCAACTTGTATAGCAGCTAAACCTATGCCGTGGTGTTGATACATAGCTTTCTGCATCCATTTAATAAGTCTTTTAGTTTTTTCATCTAGTGGAAAAGGCACGTCATTACTCTTTGATCGTAAAAATACGTCAGGATACTTGACCAATTCTATGTACATAGATGCCCCGCAGTCTCCCGTGAGGCACCTATTGGGCCCATATCCATTATGGATTTATTAACTCTGTTTATATGTTTGTGATCTAAATAATTTATCATTGTCTGCCTTTATTACCAATCGAGCAGGATTGAAGTCTCCAATTATATTGCTCTCTTGTATTTCAATACGTCTAACATCTTCTAAATGTCCACTCATAGTTTCTATGTAAACTGGACAATCAGATATCATAGTTCCTTTTTGACCATTAGTGAATTGGTCTAGTATCTGTTGTAGATCTCTTAGTCTCATTTAACTTCCTTCCTATTTGTTTAATTAATTCATACCATTTACGGCCCCACATCTCTCTCATATCACCAGATGTATTCCAATAAGCTTTAGCTATATTATTCAATCTCTTTTGATCTTGTTTTATAATACTCATCCACCCTCCTTAAAAAGTTATGTTTATATTTTTGAAACTCTGCACCCTCGATTACAAACTCCTGGTAATAATTATCTTTACTACACATCATCACAACACCTTTTGTAATTTTTGTTTTGTAAATAAAATTATGTGCCATTGCATAAGCTGCTAGCTGAAGACAGTAGTCTTCAATCCATTCTCTACGCTTTGGTTTATTAGTTTGTTTGAAGTCGATGATTGCATCTTCTCCCTTGTGTATTGCTACCAAGTCTGTTTGTCCTGCGTATAGTCCAGGATAATATAATGTACACTCTGTGCCATAGTATTCTGTAATATTACTTAATCCACTTTGTATAACTTGTAATGCCATATTGTGTGCTTGTTTACCGACTGTTGTCTCATCAAGATAACCTTCACCAAGTACATACTTCTCTAATATCTTGTGCATTGCTGTCCCTCTCGCGCCCGCAGAATCCACGATCCGCGTTGCTTCGGCCTCGCCTACCCGTAATCTCCACGCCGCCAGCGATTCGCGCTTCTCTGCGCTTTGTGTAGCTGATAGTATAGTGGTCACACTCGGCAACTTTTCCTCGTTTAATATATAATGTCTTTGTCCCTCGACCATTTCACGTACGGTCTTCGGATATCTATAACTACTATTTCTTTTCATTTGTTAACATCCATCGTAAGGCTGATGTAGTCGGATCAAAGCCATCAAACTTTCCACTACATCCGGTTAGTAATATTAAAATAATTAATACTCTCATATTAGTTTAGTAGCCTCGTCAAAGTTTAAATCACCTACTACTTTTTTAATCTTTTCATTATTCCAATTAGTAGTTTTAGGCATCATCTTTTCGTACCACGTAGGCTCCTTAATTTTTTTTAAATTCCACGCGTAATAACTACCACAAGGAAACTTATTAACGTACCCTGGAATCTTATCTCCACAACTCTGTGTCAACGCATAGTATTTATCTCTCTCAATCGTAGCACCACCCCAACTCTTAATTAAATCTACCGAGTGATATCTACATTTTAATTCCATTAAATAATTATTATTAAATCTATCAGTCCTATTACGATTAGGATCTAAAATTTTTTTGATGGGATCACCTCTAAATACTTTAGTATTTAGTTCTTGTTCCATCAACATCTCATCTACGTGTTTATAAGTCATTTTGTTAAACTCCTATAATGATCTAGATTATAAATATTATCTTTTTTCTTCATTGTCGAATAGTGTCCTATAACTTGTTGTATCTTATCTAACTTAACGTGAGCAAAGGGCCAGATCACACAACACACGTGAAAGGCATCACGAAACACACAACGCCATCTGTACTGCATCTTATGGCCGTTCTTACGTGGTTTTTTATTTAACGTACCACAACCTAGAACATCTGTTAACCATATTAATACAGACTCATCAGTCATTGCAATCTCCATAGAAATACGCCAACAATTATATCTATTAACTTTGTTACCTTTTTTCTTACGCTCGAAATATTTTTTATAAGTAATGGTCCCTTCACCATCAAATAGTCCTGCAATGTATGCTGCCTCTTCACTTGTCATTTCTTCTCCTTATATAAAGTTTCAGTCTTGTCATTGTAGCCATCATAATAATAACCAACAACTTCTTTACGATTATATTTCTTTTTACTTTCTACTTTTCTTTGTCTGTACTTTGGTGTTCGAAGGTCTTTGGCTACAGGATTCTTTTTCACTGTAGCCTCGCCGATGTTGCCATTGCGTTTAATTCCTCTAACGTTGGTTCTTCTAATCGAAGTTCACCTTCTGATTTACATTTATCACATTGTACAATCATATCATAAACTTTGTTATAACCGTTTCCCTTGCACTCTGGACAAATATATTTGTGATTAGCTACTTTTACTTTTGCCATTTGATTTACCACCTTTGTTGTCTAAAAAAAATCTAATAAGTCTACCAATCATTTTTGATCTTGTCCTATTAGTTTTTGTTGCAAGCGTTCCTAATTGTTCCCAGTCAGCTTTGTTAACTGATAGAGATTTATATTTTGCAGGATCTGCCATTGTATTCCTTTCTTTGTTTTGTTCTTCTCATATATGGGAATTTACAATAATAAAACAAGTGTTGCAAGTAAATAATTTTTAATATAAAATTGTGATCTCTTCTCACACCTTTTGTTTGTTCGTCCCTTTCTTGGGACGGGCAGACAAGTTAGA